GGTCGGTTGCCACCAGGTTGCCGCCGGCCGACGCCGTGCCCACCGAGAGATCGCGCTTGGCCAGCTGCGCCACCACGGCGCGGGCCATGGCCATGTCGTGGGCCACCGGGGCGGTGAGCACGTCGTAAGGCACCACGAACCCGGTGTTGCGGTGCGCGGCGTGCACGGACTGGTCGTCCACGGGGCGCTTCTTGCGGGCGGCCACCGAGCACTCGATCTCGAAGCCGGCGTTGCGCTGCGCGTCGCGGTCGTTGGGTTCGAGCAGGGCGTACATGAGGCGGGCCACGCTGAACTGGCGCACCTCTTTCTGGCTCAGGCCCAGGTGCGGGTCTTCGGCCGGCTTGAGCTTGCCCGCGGCGGTGAGCTTGTCGAGCACGGTCTTGCGGAAGGCGTCGACGGACACGTCGTCCGTGACGGCGCGCTCGGCCTCCTCGACCAGGCCGTGGTGCTGGCCCATGGCGCGGAGTTCGCTGGCGCGCTCGCGCTCGCGCTTGATGGCGTCGCTGGCGATGACGCGGATGTCCGGCTGCTGGGTGGCGGCCGGGGCGGCGGTGGTGGTGTCGCTCACAGGGCTCTCCTTGGTTTGAGCGGTGGGGGCCTCGGCGGCCAGGGAACGGCCCACGCCCACAGAGGCGTCGGCCGGAACGGGAACGATGGACACCTCGAACGGGGTCCACTTTTTGACGCGGTAGGTGCTGCTGTCCTTGTCCTGGCTTTCGAGCACCATCTCATCGATGGAGTAGCCCACGCTGACCAGTTCGCGGATGCCGTCCACCACGTCGCGGAAGATCTCCTCGCCGAGCTGGCTGCGGCTGAATCGCACCACGGCGCGGCACTTGCGGTCGGCGTCCACCCATGCGCGCTCGACAACGCCGATCTGGTCGTTGGTGTCGTGGTTGAGCAGCAGCGGGTGGCGCGCGTTCAGGCGCTGCAGGTTCACGGCGCCGGCGGTGCAATCAAGGATTTCGGTGCCCCACCAGCGCTGATAGGGGATGTCGCTGGCAAACGCAAGCTCGACGGTGCGCTTTTCCTCGTCGATCTGCGCACGGTCGAGCGTGATGCTGCGCTGCTGGTGCTCAGCTGCGGCTTTGCGCACGCGGTCGGGGATCGGTGTTTCGGGTTGCATCGTGGGTGGTTACTCCATGTCGCGGCTGGCCACCAGGCGCACGCGCGCGGGCTCTTGCGGCTGCGTTGCCGAACCCGGGCGCTGCACGGCCGGGAGGTCGGCGGTTTGCTGCGCCCAGTCGCGGATCTCGGCCAGGATCTCGTCGGGGTCGTCACCATTGGCCACGATCTCACGCTGCGGGCTGCTGATGCGCGCATCGATGGCATCGCGCTGGGCCGAGATGTGTTTTTCGCGGTCCAGGGGCGCCCAGCGGTAGCACTGCCACGCCGCGGCGGCAGCGTATTGGTCGATGCGGTCAAAGCTCAGGCCCGACAGTTCGGGCGCGGCCACCAGGGCGTAGCGCAGCCACAGGCCGAACACCGGCGCACAGAAGTCGTCCTCGGCAAACGCGGCCTGCACGGTGCGCCACAGCGCGCGCTCGTCTTCCAGGCCGAGCTGGCCGCTGCTGTAGTTGACGGCCTCCAGGTCGTTGCCCAGGCTGATGTAGCTGACCTCGAAACCGCTGGCGACGTTGCGCAGGCAATCCTTGATGAACTGCCCGTACTCGATGTTGGGGTAGTCGCTCTCGAACGGCTTGGCGGTGTAGCCGTAGGGCAGCTGGTCCCAGGTGCCGTCGATCAGGGTCTGGTACGGCGTGCCGTCAGCGGCCTGGCCGTCTGCCAGGCGCTCGGCACCGCTGGCGCCACTGGGCGGGTCCACGTGCTCGGGCATGGCCTCGAGCCAGCCGCCCCGCTTGGCACTTTCGCGCGCCTTGTTCAGGCCGGCGGTGGCGAAATCAGCCGCCTGGTAGGCCGATTTCAGGCCGGCGGCCATCCACGGCACGCCGCGCAGCTGCCCGGCCTCGTCAGGCGTGAACAGGTGCAGCATTTCTGCGGCCGGGATGCGCTTGAGCCCGCGGGGGCTGACACCCTGCTCGGCCACGCCCAGCGGGTCGAGCGCGGGGTTGTCGTGGCGGATGTAGTACGCCTGCACCGCGCCTTCGGCGTTGACCTCGACGCCCTGGCGCACCTTGTGGCCGTTGGCCAGGTCCAGGCGGGTGCTTGTGGGCACCATTTCAGGCGGCAGCACCTGCACCTGAAACCGGTGCGGGCCGCGGCCGGGCAGGAGGCGCACGAAGGCCTCGCCGTCAACAACCCAGTGACGCATGACGATGCGCTGCACGGTGCGCCAGGTGTAGCGCCCGGTGACGTCGCACGCGCCCTTGCGGCCCCACGCGGCCCAGGCGGCCTCCAGGCGGGTGTTGGCGGACTTGTTGAGCTCGCCCGTGCTGCCCACGCGCACGCGGCTCTGGTAGCGCACGCCGTTGGGGCCAAGCACGTTGCGCAGCACGAGGCCGACGAATCGGCGCCCCCAGGGGTTGTTGACGGCGGCGTCGCGGCTGCGCGCCCGCACCACGGCCAGGCCGGATTCGCTGGCGGCGTTGATGTGCAGGCCGTCTGCCTGCCAGGTGGTGGTGTCGTTGCTGGTGAGCGCTGCGATCAGCGAACGCTGCTGCCCACGCAGGCTACCGGCCACGCGCCGCGCAGCGTCGACCTGAGCCGCCCGCACCTGCCCGGCCACGGCCGACGCCGGCACCAGGCCCAGGCGGGAGACAGCACGTTGCCAGAAGGAGGGCATGCCCGCACTGTGGCGGCGCGGGCGGAACTGCGGGGGGTCAGTTGTTCCGGGGGAGCAGGGTCATGGCCATCAGGCGTAGAGCGGCTCGTTGCTGCGCGGCGCCACCCAGCAGCCCCAGCGCGTGCGGCCGGACAGCGCGTCGCGGATGGACGCGCGCATGCGGCCGTCGTCGCCGAACTGCAGCGCGCCGAACACGCACTCGTACCGGTCGGCGCTGCTGCGCAGCCACAGCTGGCCCACCGTGTCGCCCTGGCCGGTGTCGTTGTTCTCCACTTTCGTTGCGTTTAACGCCGGATCAGGTTATCGCTGACGCCCAGGGTGCCAGCGTAGCGAAGGCCGTAGCGGCTGCCGAGCACGTAGCGCTCCACGCGGTCGGCCAGCACGCGCAGGAGCACGTAGCTTTTCTCACCGCGTTGGCTCGCCCCGCTGATGTCGCGCTCCTTGTCGCGCACCCCCTCGCGGTACGTCAGGCCGTCGTTGGGGTCGGTGATGACTTCAATCGTGGCTGGGCCGGCGCTGATCTGACTGATGGCCGCAGTGCCGGCCGCAATCAGACCATCCGACACCATCATGTCGCTGCGAATGTGCTCGTCGCCGGTGACGCTCAGGCACCCGCCGCGCGGGAACCGGGGGTCCGCCAGGATGCGCGTGAGCTGGGCGCGGTATCCCTCGCTGATGCCGCCGCTCAGATCGTCGAAGCCGTCGCCATTGCGTCCGCACGAGCTGATGAACTGCTTCGTGCAGGCCCACACCTTGAACTGCGCCGAGCTGGACGCCATGGACGACAGCATCCACTCCTCTTGCGCGGCGCTCATCATCCGCTTCTCGGGGCCATCCGCCACGGCGGTGTCATCGCGCTCGTGGATCAGGTCGGTGCACCATATCTCCACCGGCCCGATGCGCACGCTGTAGCAGTCCGGGCCGCCCAGGATGCCCGTGCTGACGGCCTTGGTCGGGTTGCCGATGACCCACTCGCGCCACGCGGTGGATGCAGCCGTCCACACGTCCGTGAGGTCGCCTGCTGTCGGCGTGCCGCCATACTGCCTCGTCAGCCACGCGGTCGAGTAGCAGGCATTGTCCGGGTCGTACTCGTGGTCGTCCTTGAGCACGTAGCTCGGCACGCTGCGCATCAGCTCGCGCAGGCCCGCGTGCAGGCGACCGGCGCGGTAGTACTGCCGCCGCGCCTCGACCAGTTTGCCGTCTGCGAGCGCACCGCCATCGATCCGCGTCTGCGCATAGCCGTTGATGGTGCCCGCGCTGTTCATGTACACCAAATCGCCGAGCCCGAAAAACGCGGACAGGCTGCCAACCATCTCGGCGTACAACACCCGATTGCTGCCGGCTCCGACGGAAGCTAAGAGCGCGCTGGCCAGTTGGTCGCGTTGAGAGATGTTCCAGCACGAGCTGAACGCCAGCCAGAATGGCGCGGCCACAGGATGTGGACGCAGCACGCCACCCGCGACGCCATTCACGGTGTAGGCGTAGCGCTCGCCTGGCGTCAGGCCCGTGAATTCGACCAACGCATTGCCGTCGTTGACGGACGTGTTGCACGCCGCCTGCAACGTCACGCCGTTCGCCACGACAGCGACGTTCTCGGTGCTGTCGGCCCGGACAATGACGGTAGCCGTCGTCTCGCTCGCGCGGCCGGTGTACCAGTGGGTGACTGCCATCAGAAGCTCGCCAGAATCTCGCCAATGTGACGGGGGTACTGGTGCAGTTCGAGCGCAATACTGCCCGCCAGTGACAGGTTGGCCGCCGCGAGGTTAACGGCGCAGATCCAGCTCAGATCCGCCGTTTGGCTTGACCCCAAGCGCTGCGACCATGCTGGGGAGGCAGGATTGCTGCCTGATCGCAGCGCCGCCACCGTGATGCCGTCAGGCATTGCAAACGTGTTGACGCTTGGAACCGCTCCACCGTTTGCTGTCCAAAGCAGATCCGATTGTGAGCCGACAGCGACCCCATCCAGGAATGCGTTGACCCGAACGCCGGACGCAATCGCCTCGACGTGCAGCATGCAGACATGATCGGTCGCTGTCAGGTACAACGAGGAAGACCCGAAAGTCGTTGAGCTTGAGCCTGACGCTCCGACGCCAAACAGCGCTATACCCATTGGGCCACCTACGGCGTGGCGAGCCTGCAGCCATGCGCTGTTTGCGTTGTTCCGGCCGATTTGCAGCACGCTTTCAGTACTGGACACCTTGGTCGCCGGCCATCGAATCCGCCATGCTACGAGCAACGCCTGCCCCGGCGTGAGAACAGCCGGCGCGATGACTGTCTGTGCCGCGTACTCGTTTGTCGTCCCCGTGATCGCGTGCTGGTCTGTCCCGTTGGGCCGCCAGTACCCGCGCGCCGCTGTCCACGATGCGCCCAGCGTCCCTTGTAAAGCCAGCGCCGCTGCGTTCCCAAAGCGATCCACTACGCTGGTGCCGCCGTCGTCGTCGTTGTGGAGCGCGAAGTAGAACGCAGGCCGGCTCGGCTTGCGCCCGCGCGTGCTGCGGTACGGGGTGTCGATGACGATGCTCATGCCACCACCCCCGCGGCCACGCTGAGCTGCGTGTAGTTGGTGGCGTACACCGGCGTGGCCACCAGCCGCGCGACGGTGGCGCCCAGGCCGCTGCTGAAGTCAAGGCGCGCCATCTGCGCCAAAACATCAGCAATGTCGGTTTCAAGGTCACTGATGATGTACGCGCCTCCTGTGTAGTCGGCGGGCACAGCGCTGGAACTGATGCACAGCGCATAGATGCGGGTGATGACCTCCGGCGTCACGCCGTCGTCGGCATAGACCGGCTTCTGCGCTTGGGCGCCGGGCAGGATCTCGATGACGTTGGGCCCGCCGTCCATGAGAGCCTGCGCGGCGGCCACGTCGTCGTCGGCGTTGATCACGGCCAGCCACTTGAGCGGCAGCTGGTCGGTGGCACTGGTCAGGTCGCCATCGGCCGTGATGCTGGGCGTGATGACGCTGTTGAGTTCGCCGGCGTGCCAGGTGGCGGGCTGGTAGCTGTAGACCTCTGCCATGGCCTGCACCGCCTGCACCTGGGCGGTGGTGAGCGTCTCCACCCCAGGCGCTTGCGTCCATCCAGACCCGGCACGCTCAGCCCGCCCCTCGGCCACCAGGCCGGCGGCCAGCGAGTCTTCCACGCTCTGCGTCGCCCCGGCCGCACCAACACCCACCACGTCGGTGAGCAAAACCACTTGCAATGTCATGTCAACCCCCGATCACATGCGGACGGCGAGCCGGCGGCGGTCGCCCAGGCCCGCGGAAAAACGCGCGGCGGTGCGCTCTGACGCCACCTCGCGCCGGTAGTCGTCGCGCAGCTTGCGCAGCTCGGCGAGCGGGTAGCTCTGCAGCTGGCGGCCGGCGATGACGTAGAACTGCGTGCCGCTGTCGGCTTTGCCGGCCAGGGTGTCTTCGATGGCCTGCAAGTTCTTTTCGGCCTGCGTGCGGTGGTCTTTCCACGTGTCGCCAGCGATGAGGCCAGCCTCCACGACGGTGCTCCCCGCTGCCACGCGGTATTGCTCGGCGCCCTGGATGGCCCACACCTCCCAGACGTAGCCACCGGGAGCCCAGGCGGCCGTGGCGGCGGCCGAGGCTGTGACGACGTGGTCTGATCCACTGGCGGTGCTGTTGATGGACAGCACCGGCCCCACGGTGGCAGGGCTGAGGATCAGGCGCATGGACCAACCAGCGGTGGCCGGATAGGCGCTTTCGCTGATCGTCAGGCTCAGTGTCTGGCCTGCTGGGACGCGGGGTGGCAGCATGCTGCGCACTTTCGCGCGCGAGACGGAACTGCGGGGGGCGGGTTGTTCCGCGGCCGGCGGCGGCCGTCACTCCACCCGCAGCAGGCGCAGGATGCGCCGCACGTAGCGGTCACTGACGCCCACGCGCTGGCTGATCTGCTGCGCGCTGAGGTCTTGCGCTGCCAGTTCGATGATCTGCTCCTTGGCCAGCACCTGCGGCACGCGGCTGATGTGGTGCATGGCGCCGCCCAGGCTGCGCCGGCTGCGCCGTTCGGCCTCGGCCAGCGCATCCTGCACGGCGTCAGGCGGCACGCCGCTGGCCTGGATGGTCTCGCGCACGATGCGCAGGATGATGCCCAAGGCGTCCATGGTCAGCGGCGGGCCTGTCGCAAGCGGTTGATCTGCTGCATGTAGGTGCTGGGCGGGGGCACGGCCAGCGGTTCGGCGTTGCGTTGCAGCGGGGCGGGCTGGGCGGGCGGGGCGGGCAGGCTGACAGCGGCCTCGGCAGGGCCGGCAAACAGATCGGCCGTGGCGGGCTGCACGGCCTGTTCGAGCCGGTCCCATTCGCGCGCGGTGCGTGTGTGCAGGCCGAGG